GGCTTCAGATACTTCCAATAGAGCAGGAGCAAACAATGAGGCTAACCAAACAGTTGAGTTAGTAACCAATGCACCCGTTCCTGTTGGTGGTACACTTGAGTTGTTAGCAGGGAATAAAGTTGTAATGGAAGCAACCGATGCTCTTTCACTAACATCTTCAGCAGCAGCAGACATAATTTTATCAGTAATGGAGATAACCTAGAATGGCATACGTTGGTACACCCATAGATACAACCAATCAGTTTCAGTCTTTACAAGGTAAACGATTTAGTGGTAATGGCAGTACAACTGCTTTTACATTAGACGTTGCACCTACTTCTACACTAGACATAGAAGTCTTTGTAGAAAATGTTAGACAGGACCCAAACTCCGCCTATAGTTTATCAGGTACTACATTAACATTTGCTGCCGCACCTGCTAGTGGTACAAATAATATTTATGTAATACATCAAGCAAAAGCAGTAGGAACAATTACTGCAGGAGCAGGAACTGTCAATGCAGATTCTTTTGATAACACAGTTATATCTGGACATGATGCTTTAGCTACAGCACCCGCAGATACAGATGAGTTTTTAGTATCAGACGCAGGTACAATAAAAAGAATTGATTACTCTCTAATAAAAGCATCTAATACACCTGCTTTTCAAGCGTATTCAACTACACAAACAGGAGTATCAGACAATACCGCAACAAAAGTTGATTTTTCTAATGAATTATTCGATACAGATGGTTGTTATGATACTAGTAATAAAAGATTTACACCAACGACTGCGGGAAAATATTACATATATTCTTATGTTAATTTTAATGCAGTAGGTGTAGATAAATTTCATTCATGTCATTTATATATATATAAAAATGGCAGTGCTTACAAAACAGTATATTATGATGAATATGACAATTATTATGCTTATGCAATAACACCTTTTATTGGTGCGGCAATAGATTTTAATGGGTCAAGTGATTATGTTGAAATTTACGGAAATTTTAATGTCACATCAGGAACAAACCACAGATTTACAGGAGGTGAAGAATCTTCATTTGGGGGATATAGGATTATAGGAGCATAATGGCAAGTTTATATACAAAAACAAAATTATACATAGAGGCAAACTCTGATACTTGGGATAACACAAAAGTATCTTTACAAAATGATGGTGATGGTAATGGCGACTATATTAAAACATGGACATATAGTTTTTCTAAACCAACAGATTCACAAATAGCATCTTACGAAACTGCAGGTAACACTGCAGAAACTTTATCAGATGTTTTAAGTAAAAGAAAAACAGAATACTTATCATGGAATGAACAATTAGATAAACTATACCACGATATTGATGATGGTAAATTAGATAAGACAGGTTCTTGGTACACACATATTAAATCAGTAAAAGACGCAAACAGTAAAGGTTAATCATGGCATTTGGAGAAGTTGGAACATCACTATCCAAGGTCAAAGCTAGTAGCTTAAATCTTGCAGGTACATTTGGATTTAGTGGCACAGTATCGGGATTAGCTGATGAAACACCTTTAGTATTAATCAGCACATTTACTTCTGATGGTTCTGATGCTACTGCAAGTTTTACTAGTGGTATAGATTCTACATATAAAGAATATTTGTTTGTGTTTAATAGTATTCACAGAGAAACTGATTCAGTAGGTTTTCAGTATCAAGCATCAACTGATGGAGGTTCAAATTATAATACAACAGTGACCAGTACATTATTTAGAGCCTATCACAGAGAAAATGGAGATAATCCAACATTGACTTATGAAACTGCTGCAGACCAAGCACAAGGAACTAGTTTTATTAGATTAGATGAAGTAGATGGAGGTGCTGATAATGACCAGTCTTTATCTGGAATATTGAGAGTATATAATCCTAGCTCTACGACTTTTGTAAAACACTATGTTGGTCGTGTTCAGTATGCTCAAAAAGATGATTACTCCATTCAAACTTTTACAGCAGGATATTTTAACACGACTTCTGCTATAAATGCATTTCAATTTAAAATGTCCTCTGGTGAAATACAAGGCGGAACAATAGATTTATTTGGAGTAGTATAGTGGCACTTAGTAAATTAGCAGCAAACTCTTTTGACCTAACAGATAATTATGCTTTTACAGGTACAACAACTGGAGCAACATCCACACAGAAAATATTTTTAATTAAGAATATTGATGCAAGTTCTAGTGGTACAGTAAGTTTTGTTAATGGTGCTAGTAGTGTGGTTTTAGACAATACATATAAAACATATTTATTTAAATTTATAAATATTCACCTTGAAACTAATGATAGACATTTTACATTTAATGGAAGTACAGATGGCGGAAGTAATTATAATGTAACAAAAACAAGTACAGTTTTTGAGGCAAGACATAATGAAAGTGGCTCGTCTAATACATTAGAGTATGCCACAGGTAGTGATTTAGCACAATCTACAGCGTATCAAAAACTTATGGACGGGTTAGGAAATGAAAATGATAAAAGTGGTGTTGGTGAATTATGGTTATTCAATCCAAGTAGCACAACTTATGTGAAACATTTTATGTCAAATACAAATATTGTGAATAAGGATTCAACACCATTTAGCCGAGAATTATTCATTGGTGGATATTTCAACACAACATCAGCAATAAATGCAATAAATTTTTCAACGTCTGGTGGTAACATAGATTCAGGGAGGATAGCATTATATGGCATTAAGTAAAATACAACCTGCATCCATGGACCTAACTGCTAATTATGCTTTTACAGGAACTAACTCTGTAGCAGGATTAGAGTATGCAGAAAAAAAATTAGCTACACTAACAGCATCTAGTAGTAGCACATTAAGTTTTACTAGTAATATAGATAGCACATATAATATCTATAAGTTTAGGTTTATTGAAATACATCCAAGTCATGGCAGTAATGTAGACTTTGGATTTCAATGTAGTACAAATGGAGGAAGTTCTTATGGTGTTACTTTAACATCATCTTTTTTTGATGCATACCATTATGAAAATGATTCTAGTGCAGCGGTTAGGTATTTGACAAGCAGAGACCTTGCTCAATCAACAAGTTTTCAACCTCTATCTGTAAACACAGCAGCGGCAGATGCAGACCAACACGTTAGCGGTGAGATACTTTTATTTGACCCAAGTAGCACAACTTTTGTAAAACATTTTACATCTACTACACAAACAGCGTCTGATGGAGGTAGTGATGACTTTTCAGACAATGCATATATTGCAGGATATTTTAATACTACTAGTGCTATAAACGCAGTGCAGTTTAAATTTCCTAGCGGAAACATAGACTCAGGTACAATAGAAATGTATGGAATTAATTAAGGAGAAACAATGCCAAGATATCATAATATAAACGGAACTAAAATACAGTTCACAGCAGACGAAGAAACAGCCAGAGATGCTGAAGAACAAGCATGGGCTGATGCAGCTCCTGCTAGAGCCTTGGCTGAATTAAGAAGTAAAAGAAACAGATTATTAGCAGAGACAGACTATCTAGCTTTATCAGATAGCACTCTTAGTAGTGATATGAGAACATATCGTCAAGCACTAAGAGATTTACCTGCGGGAAAAGATACAGTAGAGAAGTGCGAGAACGCAGTATTCCCTACTAAACCATAGGAGGATAGATGAGTAAGACAAAAGTAGATTCAACAGGTATAGATTTAACCGATAACTTTGCCTTTACAGGTACAGTTAGTGGAACTCCGGGTATTACTATGGCAGACAACTGGAGAATAACTACTGATTTTACAGGAAATGCTCAACCTATATCGTCTAATTTGGCTCAAGTTAATAGTGGCGGTCAAGGTACTCTTGGGAGTGCTATGACAGTTAGTTCAGGTGTTTTTACTTTTCCTTCAACTGGAATATATCTCGTTGAATTTAATGTACTATTAAACAATACTGTGACTAATGATTCAAGACACGATTTTGAAATACAAGTATCGACAGATGGTGGAAGTAATTGGAACGCTAGAACTAAAGGTTTTGAAGAATTAGGAACAAGTAATGGTAATACCAGTGGTCAATGTAAATCATTAATAGATGTTACTGACACCTCACAAGTTAAAGTAAGATTTGATATAGCTAACAATAGTAATTTAGTTAGAGGTGCTTCAGCTAACAATCAAACAAGTATGATTTTTATCAGATTAGGAGATACATAAAATGGACAGTAATAATAGACCAGACCATATAGAGGATTATTTAGCAAGACTACATAGTGGACAGTGGTTCGGTTTTGAAAA